ACGGTTGGTATTCTGTACAAGATCATCGTACATCTTCTGGGCAAACTCACCACCACCGGGCATGGCAGCAATGCGCTCGATAGCAGCCCGAGGGTCTTCTTCTTGAGAGAAGCCAGCCATTGCATCAGCCAAACGTTCTTGATCTCTGTGAGGGGCGTAGGTGGCTTTGTTACCGGACTGTACAAGGAAGGCGTCTCCTAGGGTGCCGAGGACATCCCGAAGGGTGCCTTTAATCCCGAACATCCCTTTACGCTGGGCATCCCCTTTCTGGGCACCCGGCCGAGACTTCTGCTCGTCTTCCAACGCCTGCTGGATGTAATCCCTGTTGTTCAGGCGCATGGGAGCACGTTGCTCGGCATCGGGATTAGGCGGAGGCAGGAGGGCTTGCATAGGCTTAGCCGCTTCCTTCTCACGGGCCATGACTTGGATATCATCGCCTACAGCCTCAGGGGCAATCATCTGCCCTATCGTGCTGAAAAGACCTCCCATTACAGTTCTCCGAGTTGAGCGTAGTCTACCGTGGCGTAGCCGTTGATAACAGGTCCAAGGGCCTCAGGTTTGATGGCCTTTACCTCATCCGCCATGACTCCAATGAACGGTCCACTGTCGTCTACGTAGTTGTATTTGTAAATGATAAGACCGTCAGGACGTTCGTACAGCTTCTTGATATTCTTCTTCAGACGACGATCAGACATAGCTACTGCCGAACCGATACTGCCGATTGCTCCGCCCATACCTGGCTTGCTCTTACTAGTAGACGTACTAGTCTGACCAGCACCAGCTATAAGGCTACCAGCACCAAGACCAAGCTGGGCTTGCTGGAGAAGCTTCTGCATGTACCTATCAGCAAACTGAGACTGAATATCGTTACCGAACTGAGTCAGACGTTTACCAGTTGACCCGCTTCGGAGAAGGCCGCTAGCTGCTGCATTACCTGTGATACCACGAGAGCCTTGTTCAGCAGCAGGATTGAAACCTGTAGCATCCTTAAACGCCTGGAAGCCGGACGTATCGCCAGACAGTAGGGCCTGCAACCCAGACGCACCAGTATTAGCGGCATCAGTTAGACCGCCAAACTTCTCCTGAATGAACGGGTAAGCCTGATTAGAGCTGCTGCTCTTCTGTTTGGACTTCCCAAAAATGCCGCCCATCAGCCACTCTCCTTAAGGTATTCGTTCTTAGTTAAAATGAAAAGGGCGCAAGGTCCTACTTCAGTTGGTATCGTACCGTACTCTTTGAAGCCTACGTGCCGAGACATCCATAGGGCTCCTTTGTGATCTATCGGGGTAAGACCCCTGATGACTTCGACGTCGTAAGGACCTGTAAAGATTTCTCGAAGCATCTCGTGTGAGAGTTTAATCGCTGCTCGTCCTCGACAGAAGAAGAAGTAATGCCCTGTCACAACTCCCGGTTCATTCCTCTCGAACATGGAGACGTTACCGTCTTCGTCTGTCAGGGCTACGTTATTCTCATCATTGAGCCACTGCTCAGGGTCTAGTCCAACTATGTTCTCGGCGTATTGTTCAATCGCGGACAATACTGGCGTCACGTCGCGGGTACGGACTATCATGTACCCAATAACCTTATCCTGGTTCCAACATCAAAACTGTTAGCGTGAGGGAAAAGATCAATTTGAGTGATAGCGGAATTACTGCGCCAAACGCCACTGTTACGATCTTCGAAAGACGCACTAGGGAAGTAGCCAACAGATTTGATAGTTTTAAAACGAGTGGTATCGGCATAGGCGTAAATCCAACCATCACTAGGAGCACGGACTCCTGCTGTGGCTGTCGCGGCTTCACAGCAACCGAACCTCATTCGAGTTGTCTCACTTCCGGTACCGAACCGGTTCTCTACATAGGATGTGTAGTTCGCCCCGGTATCGCCATTAAACCTGATCGAGTAGGCTTGAACGGCCCCTGTGTTCATCCTAGCCTCTACGATGAGCCGTAGATCGGTATAAGCCCCACTAATACTTGTAATAGATACACTCGAAGCGGTAGCCGTTAGTATCTCATCATAAAGGACTGTGAAACCTCCACCCCCGCCGCCTCCAGAACCGTTCGACGCCGCTGTCAGCCTTCCTTGCTGGTCGACGGTGATGTCGGCGTTGGTGTAGGAGCCCGGCGTTACTGCTGTATCCGCTAAGGCCACGTTGTCGGAGTTGACATCAATCCCTGTCCCGGCCCCAACATTCAAGGTGACATCCGCCGACAGTGGTCCACCGTCGGTAAGTCCGGCACCCGCAATGATGTCACGAGCAGCAGCCCAATCATCGATGAGTTGTTGAGCTTCTGCCGCTGTAATCCCTTGTCCGATGTCAATCTGACGCTGTTGAGCCCACCGGATAAAATAGTCCGTGGGCTTGCCATCAGGACCAACAACAGCGAACTCTTTAGCTAGAGGCTGGAGAATGCCTACCATCGTTAATCCTTACTCGTTAACATCAAGACTATCGATCCTAGCAAAGGCTCCGTTATCTTCCAGTCTGAACAACCGACCGGGAGCACGTACCTGCCCCATCGATAACCACCTGAACTCTTGAGCGAAGTTGCCTTCTTCTACAACCTTGACGTCATCAGCCACAACATAAGTCTGGCCTTGATCGTCGGAGTAAGAGAGAGAGACGGTGTTTGCCTCTAGTGACGGGGCACCTAAAGAAGCTCGAAGATCGACAGAGAACACAGGCTCAAAGACCCGTGCCTTAGTAGTCATCTGCCCTGTAGCAACACGAGGGAATGTAACCTGAGTATCGTCCTCAAGGAGGGCGTCATCAGTCCCTTGCTCAGGATCAAGCACCCAGAGAACACCGTAGGAGTCATCACCGACGATGATGTTACTTCCAGAGTTCGATGGTATCGTACCAGCAGAGCGCCAGTTCAATCCTATACTGGCTCTCCAGTTAGGATTTGTGCTGGTAGTCCACCAAGACCACGTCTGAGTTGAGAGGTCGAATACCAGCGTCTTGCCAGTGGTTCCTAGTTTCAGAACGTAGTAGTCGTGTCCGTCGAGGGTGTACGCCCAAGCCCTTAACTTAGGATTATCAATACGACCACGGACAACTGCAAGTACTTGACCACTAGTGATCCGCATCTGCTGAGAGTCACGGTCATAGACGACGTGAGCGTCGCCGTATGTGACACGGACCTCCTCAGCCGGGACGTTGTAAACAGCTAGAGGAAAAGCTTGAGTAACTCTCAGTTGCTGCGAGGCTTGGTCGAATGTCGCGATAACCCCTGCCTGAGGGGCTTGAATTTCAGGGGTTAACGCCATCGTTTATCCTTACGTAGTGCGATCAATCTGTAGGTTCGTGTCGTTAACCGCAGCAGGCAGCCAAGGAGCCGTAGTAGCCGGGTCTTCCTCGAAAACATCCCTCCAGTACGTCTGGGCCACCGTGATGGGGCGATCAGTCCCAAGGACTGTAGCCGGAGTTCCGTCAGGATCAGAGATAAGACCAACCTGAAGGGAGCCGTCACCACCGTCGTTCTTAGCGGCACGGACGAAGGTGATAACACCTTTGACGCTCGTGACGTCGTCCGGAAGATCGGAGAGTGTAGCGACATACGGGTCAGGCAACGGATCGTCTTCTGCGTAGATGTACGTACCATCGACAGGCGGGATGTTATCAAGGATGCTGTAACCTTCAGTCCCGGTTGACAGACCCCAGTTAAGATCAACGTCGCTCGTAGGAAGGAGGTTGGTAACTAGGACTGATCCGAGGAAATCATTGTTATATGAACCGGAGTCATCCCAGATTACAAAATCTTTATAGTAATTAGTATCAGTGCTAGGAGCATTCGAGTGAAAATGCCCGTTACCGAGAAAGACTTGGTAGATAGAGTCGGCGGTCAGGTCAATACCTGTTACGCTTGCGTCCCAAGTCACCGTCTGGCCTTCTACGCGAAGCTCGAAAGAGTCCGTAGCCCCAGCTCCTGTGACTAACTTGGCCTCAAGGTGATACCATCCGTTAGCTGTGATGACAGGATTTACAGAGGTGGCGACTGTAGTGCCTGTAGTGGAGCCGGTTTTAAGTATGGCCCTTCCCGTTGTATCGAACTCTACAAAGCAGAAAATAGCGCCGCCTGAGTTGTAGAAGGCAATCGTGGGACGGATGTAGAACTCAAACGAAAGGTTAGTGCACCAGACACGGGCAGCCACTCCTACCGTAGTGGAAGCGCTGGTTAGGACGTATCGCACCCCGCCAGTACCGTTACTGGATATCCGCATGACGTATCCGCCTGAGATACCGTCAGGGTCCGTCACTAGGCTCACGCTCGGAGTATCGGCGTAAACGCCATTAAGCATCAGTGCTGCGGTAGTGCCGTAAATGGAGAAGTTGTCGGCATGTACAAGAGCCATAAGAAGTTCCTTAGTAGAGATAACCTTGCTGAAGCGAGATAGCCGTTCGTATCTGCTCTTCTATATCTGGAGTGGAGATACGCTGAGGAGAGCCTCCTGAAGCAGTGAACACTCCACCATCGGCATCGACGAGGAAGAGTGTTTCGTGCAGGGCTTGGGCCGTGTTCTGCCATGAGCCTCTATCAAGGACGACACCTTGCAGCCGTTGCATCGGCGTAGCCGCATCGCCTGAGACGTACCAGACTTCGGTGGTACTCTCACCCGGAAGCCAAAACTGGTCCCCGAAAACTTCTACACCGTAGACTCCGTCAGGAGATCGCTCGGCAGTGGCGAAGTTCAGTGGATCGACTACGATCTCACCCGGCTCAATCCAGTAAAAGCGACCTTGAAAACCATCAGTCTGGGCAGGTATTACAATTACATAGGAGTTAATAACTGCGACATCGATGACACCGATATCGTCTGGCATTTGGACTTGAAGAACTACGTCTCCACCCCCTCCGGTAAGAGTGCCGCCTCCTGACCAAGCAAGAGCTGCTCCTGTCTCAGTAGTTACGATGGTGTTCCCGCCAGCTCCTAGTATCTTCGCCCTTACAGTTACCGCAGTTGATGTGTGTGAACTTGCGTCAACAGTAGTATGCTCAGTAAGTGCTGTAGAGTATTGCGTACCAGCCGTACCTGAGGCGTTGATGGCGTCGTACAGGTTGGTGAAAGCCTCCGTTGACGTAGTGCCTAGGGCTACTAGCCAAGGGTTGCCGGATGATCCGTCGGGTGTTCCTGCGTCAACAGAGCCGTTCGTAAAACTGTAGTACGTCCCGTCAATACGGACGACATCGGTGTTCGCTGGAGTACCTGACAGGGTGCTATGGGCATAGCCATTAGCGATGTACACAAGAAGTGCTGAACCGTCAGCTACGAAAAGGTACTCCGGAGTCTCGCCTATCTCAGCTGTGATCGCCATATTGACGAACCCTTTTTCAGGGCTAAAGAGTCCGGTGTACAGCTCCGTATCAACGAGTTCGTTTGTTAGTCGATAGAGGTTGGCACCAGAGGCCACGAAGAGGTCACCACTAAAGGCACCGGCTTCGGAGTGCAGACCTCGGATAGGACCGGGGCCTAGATACATTAGACGTCGCATACCGGGTCTGGCAAGCAGAGCTGATCCGTCATCCGTGAGAAATGGGTTCTGCTCGAAGTACCTGTTCTTCAGCATCAGCGACAGGGCGTCTGATACTTGCCTTCGGAAATCGCTAGTGTTGAAGTTTACTTTCACAGTGGCCAACCTTTATTGAACATATCATTCGGATTGTAGAACTCGTACATCGAACCCCAACGATCCCTATCGATAGCCACCCTAGCAGGCCGGATAAGAGCCAGCTCGGAGTGTACCGGGATGTTCTGAGTGTACCTAGCCTGAAGCTGACGTTTAGACCGACGATGGATCATCACAGCTTCTTCGGTGAGCGCTGCCCCGTAGGACGGGTTTAGCCTCATAGCAAGGAGGGTGATGAAGTAGTCGTCAAACTCTACAGGGAACGGGAACGTGTCACCTGCGATAAGTGGGGCGTACTTCACCCAGTTAGCCAAATCAGAGCGGAAGAACCATTCCGAGTCCGTGCTATTTGTATTCAACGTGATGACGTTAGAGCCTTCAATAAGGCGTCCGTTGCCGTAGATGTTGGCGTTGTACGTAGAGAGGTTTCCGCTTACATCGACTACTGCGAAACGGGAGCCGTCATCAGGAGAGGGGTGGAGGTACAGGTTGATCTCTGCTTCCAAGTTCAACATCAGTCGGTAGTTTTTAGGTACGAACCAATCGTTATCGGGGACTTGGTCCCACCAAGGATAACCACTCGGCCTATCGATGTTATTCCTGCCGATAGGAAAGGCAGTGAGAGGATCGCCAGCTTCGTTGCCAAACACCGACTTAACGATACGGTTGAGATAACGGAGGGCTTCCGTCGTCTGAGCCGCCGTGGGTGACACACCGATAGCAAGGATGTTACTAATACGGTAGGCGTCAGTGATGATTTCCGAAACTAGCGTCATCTCTTATCCTTAGGTAGCGTTATAGTATACGTCTACGCGGAGGGGTTGGGTTGATGGTCGTGGGTTGCGGACGTAGAAATTATCAGCTTCGGGAACGTCTACCCAGAAGACTTCACCACAGTCAAGCAAGACACCCTTCAAGGCGTCCAGACCTCCAGTAAGAAAACCAGAACCGTCGACAGTAATGTTGCTCGCATTCTCGGCGAAGGCAATCTCATTACCACGAACACCATCAAGGATGGACGTCACCGTAACCGTGCCAGCACCGTCAGCAGCTGTGACTTCGGTGTGAGCCGTGATGGCTGGACCTTCATCGTTGCCGCCCGTCAGATTAGCACCAGAGACAGTCGTGTTATCCGCACTCTCTGCAAGTGAGATAGAGTTACCAGCGAACCCGGCAGTCAAGGCGGTGATCGTCACCGTACCTGCGGCATTAGACCCAGAGACAATCTCGCTATCCGCAAGAATAGTCGCCTCAAGGTTGTCACCGGTCTCGGTCTCATTGGCACCGATAGTCACATCAAACGGAACAGCCGCGGACGCAACAAAGGTGTACACTTCGGCACCGATAGTGACAGTATCATTAGCAGTAGGAACACCACCAGCAAAGATGACCTCCCCTTCGGCGGCTGTAGCTGGGATGGCCGCACGACCGTTGATGGCCGCCGTCAGTGCAGCTTCACTGGCTGCTTGGTTAGCGCCAATCAGAACGTCGTAGTCGCCGGGGTCATCAAATGCAGCGACAAACGTGTAAGTGATGTCACCAATAGTTACAGTTCCTGTGTCGTTAGGTTGACCTCCGAAAGTTATAACACCTTCAGCGTTTTCACCTACGAGACTAGGAGCCGAACTGCCGGTAGCAACGAACAGCGGATGAGTAGCCGGATAACGGCTGATACGGATGAAATCAACACCCGCGCTAGTGACCGCAACCCAGTTGTCCTGCGGTTCGATATAGATGTTAGAGACAGTCATAAGTCACTCCTAAGAAACTGTTGAATGGCTTACGGCTTACTTAATGACGCCTTGCGTCCTAAGGGTTGCGATAAGATCGGTGACTGCCGTTGAGATAGCCTGTACTTCGGCTTCAACGTAAGAACCAGAGATATCGACCGCAGCATAGGTGACAGTCGAACCGTCCTTCTGCATCTTAGCTTTCAGGTAGTCGGACTTCGTGACATTTTCAGGAAGAGCCATTTGTATTCTCCATTAAAAACTCGGGGTATGACCATTCAGGGACCCCGAGAAGTTTAGTCTTTAGCTGCCGTTGATACGGACAGAACGAGGACGACCGTTGGCACGGACGTTAGCCTCTACCGCTACGTCGAAACGAACACGGTGCTCGCCGGTCGCGAAGACCGAGTCCTGCCACATACGGACACTCAACGGAACCTTGGTCAGGGACTTGCGCGAAGCAATACCCGTCGCAGGCATGATGAGGTCAGCCGTATTGATAACGACAGCCTGCTTGTTCGCGATGAAGCGAGGATGCAGAACCGCCGAGACGCCACCAACAAAGGTGACCGCAGCCGTGTTACCAGCAGCAACCGAGACCGTACGATACGGGCCGGAGGTGATGATCGCCGGGAATACCCGAGGAGCAACAGCACCGCCAGAAGCCGTCCAGTCACCGATGATGCGGAACTGCTGAAGATGGCCGAGGACCTTCTTCGCACGGTTGTCGTAGGCGTAGACATCAGCGATGGTGAACACTTCACCGTCCTTGATGGTTTCAGTACCCGAGCCGATATCCATGTTGAGGATCTGGCTCTTGAACTGGCCCGGAGCACCCGAGATGGCGACGTCTTCGTAAGTCGTAGCCGAGTCCGCCGTACCGGCAGTCAGGGCAGACGTCTGGAGACGAGTACCCGTGGTAAGCGCCGGAAGCTGCTGGGTGAACAGGGTAGGAATACCTGCAACCGTGCCGGTGAAACCGGAACGATAGGTACCCTGACCGAGGGCAGCCAGCGAGGCGTTGTCAGACACGACGTCCGAACCAAGGGCCTGCTTGTCGTGGTACGTGAGTACGGCACGGAGGTCCATGTCCTCACAGCCTTCGTCCTTCAGACGGGTGTAACCCGCTGCAACGTCGTCGTAGGTGGCAACATTCGAGTCACCATCGCCGAGCCAGTTGTTGGACGCCTTAGCAGCGAAACCAAGGATGTAGGCGTCGATATCCGTTGACAGGCGGAGAGCAGCAGCCTTGAGGGCTTCGCTTTCACGAGCCGCGCCGATGTCACGGATTTTAACGAAGTCGGCCCAGCCCATGCTAGAGCCAACCACCTGAGTCAGCTTGTACTGCTCAGAGCCAAACGTGGTGTCTTGGACACCACCAGACAGATCGTTAACAACGCTCGTGGTGAACGTGGTCGTGTAGTCAGGAACAACCTGCTCAACAACAGTCAGAGCGTTACGGTCATTCATCTCGCCGTCAAACTTTTTCCAAGTTACGAGATCGGCAGATACGAGGTTATTTTGGAAGATCGCAGCAAACGCATTAAGGACGAGTTTTGCTTGATCTACAGTAACAGTAGCCATTGTAGAAATTTCCTTTGATTATGAGTTATGGCTACGTCCGTTTGGTTCACTTCTTGGCGAACAGCTTCTGAGAGAATAGGTCTAGATCGTCTGTGTCGTCAGGAATATCCACCACAGCCGCCGCAGAACCTTTGTTTCTGTGGGACGGAGGAGGTGGGGCTTTGGAAACCTTAGGCCGAGCCTTTTGTTTTTCTTGCTGAGCATCCCTGAACTTGACATGGATCTCACCGAGAGCAACGGTAGCCTTAGTAGGCCCGCTGTTCACGATTTTCTTTGCCTCATCCGGATTATTAGCAAGATAGTACAAAACGTCCGGACCGAACTCCATGCCCATCAAAGTCGCAGTGAGGTACTCGCCATAAGCTTGGTCTAATCCATCGAACGAGTCAACAAGCTGCTGACCTTTATCCATGAAATCAGGGTAACGCTCCTGTGCGGGACCTAGCTTCTCGTTCCAGCCAGCCTCTAAGGCTTCACGCTGGGCCTGAACTGCCTTCTCTTCAGCTTGTTCGGCAGCCTTGGACTCCATCTCTTTTTGCTTTTGCTCAAAGAGGTGTGTTACCAAATCTGCTTGGAACTGAGGATCGAACTCTCCTAGCTCGTACTTAGCCGAGCCATCTTCGTTCAAGGCGTCAGGTTTTGGGCGACCATCATCACTCACTTTCGGAGCGGGGTCAGTCTTTCCGTTTACTTTTTCGAGCTGTTTCTTAATCTCCTCGAAGTCGGCACGAAGCTTTTCTTCGCGACGTTCAGCTTCTCGGCGAGCAGTAGTCAGCTCATCGATACGTTCCTGAAAACGGTTCTTCTTAGGCTTAGGAGCAGGTTCTACGGCTTCTTCGTCACCGCCATCACTGTCTTCGTCCTCAGTATCGTCTTCGTCAGCGAGGGTATCATCCTCGGGGTTCTGAGTATCTTCTTCGTTGGCGTCGCTTTCCTCGGCGTCCGACTCTTCATCACTTTCCGGGCTGGCCTGCTCGGGAGCTACAGTCTTCTGGCCAAAGAAGTCAGCAGCAAAAGTATCAAGATCGACCTCTTGAGGTTCGACGGGGTTTTCATTCGTACTCATAAGTAAGGGTTAGCGGTCCTTTAACCGTTTGCTCGTTTCCTTGATTGCGACTGTGATCCACCGCTGGACGAGCGTGAAGCGGTTGGAGTCGATTTCAGTGCGAGAGACTTCTCAGCCAGCTTGTGCTGACGTTCGTTGTCCTCTTTTTGATCTTGTCGTTTTTGTTCAAATTCCTCTCGACGGAGATCGTGCTCATCTAGAGACTTGGACCCATCGAGTATCATTTGAATTGCATTCATTTCCATGTCATTGGCATCGACTTCATGATCAGACAGGGCACGAATACGTTGTGTTTCTGCGTTGTACTTATCAACAGCACGATCGGCGTCAGAAGCTTTCTTCTCAACCTTCAGCATGAGGTTTTCTTGCTGTAGTTTCTGAAGTTCTTGCTGGAGTTGCTGGAACTGTTCTGGATCAACCATGCCTTGCTGGCGGGCTTCTTCCATCTTTTCAGCAATCTTGTCAGCACCCGGCCAATCCTGTGCCCTGATAATCTCAGGACCTGCAACAGTCATGAGAGCTGGGAAGACTTGGATGGCATCCATCATAGCCTGAGCCGCCTCTACACGACGGGTCGAATAAGACGTACCCGTAGAGAGTGCGACGTCATACTGACCAACCGACATATCAACCGCATTCGGGTCCATCGGGTCATTGAGACGTACGAAGCGTTGGGTTTGATCTTCTCCGACGAGGCGGGCCACACGGGTGCCGTCCATAACTTGAGGTATCAACTGGTTGATTACATCTCCACCCTCAAGGACAGCGGCGTTACCGTTATCAAAGAAAGTGAGGGAGGCGATATCACCTTCACGTTGACGTGCTTGGATGGCGCGACCCGAGACTTCGTTTGACCGAACACCAAGGGAGGCGTCATGGATGCCGGTGACGTCCTTCATGTCCTGACTATTAACCTGAGCCTCGTTTAGGTACGCGGCGTAAGGTTGCGGCGGTTCGACCCTTTCGGGAGGAGTCACTGCGTCGTCATTATAGATCAGAAGGGGATCGCGAGAGAGGTGAGCCTTCCGGAACGTGTCTTCACGGCCTTCGAAAGCACTCTCAGGGCCGATCCACTGAGCCTTGGGAGCATACCCGAGTTGCTCGGCGTTAACTGACCGCCAGAAGTTCTTCAGACGTACAGGGTCTTTCATGAACCGGACAAGACCGTACCGAACCCGACGACCACCGATGTTAACCGTCCTACCACTCATACGGATGATAGGAAGACGATTAAGCTGGTACTCGTACGGTCCGTCAAGGATGGCAAAACCGGTTACGAGGTGCATCTGGGCGTACGTACACCAAGACAAGCGAGTCTTTACAGGCGCACCGTTGTACGCGATGAGTTCGTCCATGTTGTCGCCGTCAATGGCGAAGACCTTGCCGTTCTCGAACAGGCCGTAGATACGCTGCCTCTCGATAAGACGCCAGTACTCAGTTACACGATAGGAGTTGTCGTCGATCCAGCCAGTCATAGAGAGGTTCTGCCGAGTGGCATCATCCTCCATCAGGCTCGTAGGCGTAATTTCAGGCCATTTACGCTTGAACTCTTTCTTCGGGATACGATCATCGACGAAAACACGCTTGGCGTCACGTCCTGTGATGTCAACAGACATCCTGTCCCAGACTACGGCGAGGCAATCTTCAATAGGACGGATGAAAATATCCTGGTCGAAGACGCTGTCACGGGCATACTCCACCGAGATGCGAAAAGCACCGTCTCCGCACTGGACAAGACTCTCGAAAGAACCGTCATAGACACGATCGGCGCGGCTTTGCATCTCGATGGAGCGAATAAGGTCGCCTCGGATAGAAGCAATATCGACATCTTCATCGTTCGAGGGAACGACCTTAACTGATTTACGGCTTTCCCGCCAGTCGCCTACGAGTTGGGCGGTGAACTGGGGAATGTTGTTGATTACAAGGCACGGAAGACCTTTACGCTGCTCAAGAACGACGGGGTCCCACTGCTCACCGGCAGCGAACTTCTTGTCGTCGAGGGCTTGCTCACGGTTTATCCGGTCAAATTCTACGTCAGCCTGATACTCCTCCCGCATGTCTTGCAGGAAGTCCTCTACGGTGTCGAAACCTTCGGGGACGTACCCCTTCGCTACCACGCCTTCGATGGGTAGGGTGTCCCGGATGTCACCGTCTTGCTTTGCTTTTGGCTTCTTAGTCTCGGTGTCAGTCATCCGGCCATCCATGAGGTATCCCCTTGCGAGTAGTTCGGGGTTGTGTTCCAATCGACGTACTTCGTGTTACCTTTCGTCAAGGCGGTGTCTTCTTTCTTAATACGACGACGACCAGCAATCTTGTCGAATACTTCAGTCAACCCCCAGACGAGGGCGTCTACCCTGTCAGGTGATCCTGTCGAGGAGTTACGAACGTTATCCACGGAGAAGAGGCACATCTGGTCTTCGAGCTCGTCGAACATTCCTACGTGGTGCACCCTTCCCTGCTCGTAGAGTGCTGAGATAGGTTCAGCACGAACGACCTTGCCTCGCGAGGCGTGGACGAGCTTGACTGGGACGGATCGATCTTCGGTGCGGATGACGTGTTCAACCATTTCTCCACCGTTGTTCTTCTCCGCTACTATTTTATCTGCTTGCCACTTCCTGTAAAGAAAGACCGCACGCTTCGCCCAATCTTGCGGAGTACCTCTAAGAGAGCCGTCCTCAAGTACGTAGCCTCTGGCATAGCCATCAGAGTCTCGAGCGAGTCCGACAACGACGATCCCGTTTTCGTCTGCTCCTTCTGTTGAGGAGGCAGCGGGGTCAACAGCCACAATAACACGCTCAAGGTCCTGCGGAGCTTCTCTGAGGCGAGTGTCATCAATAGACGAACGATGCCAGAGAGCACCGGGAATATCTTCGAGAATTTCACCTTCAAGCTCCTGTCGGCCTAGGCGGGTTCCGCCGTACCTGTCGTAGAGTTGTTTGATCGTGTTCTTGGCGAGGTTCGCCTGGTTGTCGAGAGTAGAGCCTCTGGTGACAACTGTATCTGGATCGAGCGTCAGTTTCTTAATCAGCGGAAGAGGACGGGGTGTAGTAGTCACAAGGCACTGTGGATGAGCACCTAGACGAAGACCGAACTGGAGCTGATCCCAAGCTTCCCGCATGTATTCGAACTTAGCGAGTTCGTCGACCCAAGCGAAATGGTGCTGAGGACCACGAAGCTGATCCGGAGTGGTTCCGTTGTACGTGTACGCCTTCGAGCCGTTAGGCCACGACAGGCATCTGTTAGTAGGAGACCAACTGTCATCTGAGAGATCGGGGTCGCAATTCAGGAGGCCGGAGTCTCCTTTAATCATGACGTCCCTGGCATCTGCTGCTGTCTCAGCCACTAGGGCGATACGGCAACCGGGGTACTTGTGGGCGAGGGACCTGATCCATTCAGAGCCCATCCTCGTCTTACCGAACCCACGACCGGCCATAACGAGCCATGTGTTCCAATCACCTTCGGGTGCTATTTGGTTGGGACGAGCCCAGAAGTTCCAGTCCCATTTAAGAGCCGCTAGACTCTCCGGGCTTAGGGAACTCAACCACTCCTCCCGATCCTGCTGCGGTAGAGAGGCGAGATAGGCGGCTGGTGAAATCTGCGACATCTTGCTGTACCTTTTGTTCCATCTTGATCGCGTCACCGTTAGGGCCACTGATCTCTTGGCGATCTTTCCAAAGGGCGATGGACTTACCAGCAAGCTCGATTGCACGTAGCTTATCGGTCGTCTTGACCGTGTCATCGGTAATGATCGTCATCAATTTGGTTAGCAGGAAGTCTGCTGAAAATTCCATTCGTTCCCTCCGGGCCTCGTCTCCGTCGTGGATAGCTTTCTTCACTAGTGGGTGACGTAGGAGTTGGGTTGCAACTCGGTTGGGGTTTGTCGTCTTGTAACCTGCCTCGACCACGGCACGGGAGGCGTTCCGTTGTGGGTCGGCTAGGAAACACTCGACAAAGATTTTCATCCTGTGTCCGAGATAAGAACCTTTCCCCCTCTTAGGCGGCTCTGAACCCGGTGCTAAATACGACATCTTACCAGTTCATTCCTTTAGCTATGCCTCTAACTACTAAAACTACGCCCGCTATACCGCCTAGAATAAAGCTTACAATTGTTAAGAGCATGTTATCCTCCTTACCTCTTACACCTATTATACCATTATTATTGCAAAATGTCAAGAAAAATCGTACAAATGTGTGAAAAATAGTTCCGATAGCTACGCCAGTCGCGCTTGAGCAGCGCTCACGCAGCGTTACGATAAGGTTTTACGACAAGGAAAAGAATCATCTCATCGGGCTTAAAAAAGTTCTTGACATTTATCGTTTTATGATATATAATATATTATTATAAGATTATATACTAAGATATATACTACTAAGAGATAATATATTAGGGATTATAATCTAAGAGATATATACTAAGAAGATTAATACCTAGTATATTTAAACCTTAGTTAATGTTTTAAGGGGCGAACCTAGGAGGGGCGACCGTGAGGGAGCCTCCTTGTCAACTATATTATTCTAGGCGATTAGAGGTACCGTACAGAGGAGAAATAGTGCTGAGGGTTCCATGGGTACCTTGAGAGGGTAACTCCGCTGTACGGGCTTTAAATCGCAAAATAGAGCATATATGAGGAAAGGCTGATTTTTTATATAATCTGAGAGGGTGCTCCACACCTCCACACACACACGCGTGCTCCTCGCCCCCCCCCCCTGGCGGCCTCCCGGAACAAAAGGGGAACGCCCACAGGGAGTGGTACATAAGAAGAACACACCATGAACATACAATGAACATCACTCAACTCATCGCTAAAATAGCACAGTTCACCGCAACCCCTACCTACACCACGCAATACTATAACACACTAGAGCAACATCCTTTCGTCGTCCCCGTGGTCATGCGCAACAATATTGCGTTAGGGGGTGCAACCCCTTGAAAACATTGGGGCTTTACTTCCACGGTGAAGGGCGTAAAAGGGGGACATCGGATCAGTCGGCCCTTCCAGGGATCAACCGCCTCTTTCGGTCCCAACTACGAGGGGGTTAGCAGCGTACGCCGTCCCGACAAGCAAGAAATGGGACAACACAAACCGGCTTGACAATCCTTAGGGGCTGCTTTAGACGGTAAAGAGTGACGCTTTTAGCGTTACGAGCATACATAGCTGTCTGACTAGATGGCGTCCTACGGTGGATGGCGGAGCTTCATTGTTCCGTGCCAATCCTAGCCTAACGATCAAGGGTAGCGCCTTGATGCGGGACGTGTCAGAATAGCAAGCAACGGGTAAACCCGAAGGGCACAACGCCAGTGGAATTTCCAAGGCGGAGGCAAAGCCTAGAGGTGCAACACGTGAGGAAAGCGGTGGCTTAAATCTCCTCATGTAGCGGGTTTACAGTAGCGGTAGGATAGGGCGTAGCTGCCTGACTTTGGCCTATCGTGTCAACCGGATACGAAAGTTTCGACTAGCAGCGGGAAAGGCTGTTAGGGGCGGAACGGGAGGACAAGAATGCTTATCGCTGGCGTTCCCCTCCCTGAAAGAAAACTAGTGGTTAAACCAAACGCCACTAACTAGCAAGGTAGCGGCTTAACCGTCGTTACCCTTGCTAGAGGAAAGCCTAGGTGTCCTCCTGGATAAGGACTAAGCCTATGTCTACAGTAGCGAATACCCGTAGGGCGGACTACAATCGCCCCAACATTCAACTATCTTCTGTCCGTCGTCCGGTGGCTAACGCCGTGCAGGACGGGGCGCTAGAATACATCGTGCAAACAGCTACGGCTGCCCGTACGGCAACCACGGAAGCTGCGTATCAACTACGCATCAAGCATCTTAAGAAATACGTCAAACAGCTTTAATATCCCCTCACACCTAGGCTTTTCCCTAGCAAGTCTCTGCTAGGCCATCTGCGATGGAAAACCTTGTTTGAAGGGAACACCAAATGACTATCACTCTTAAAGCGATTGATACCCGTATCGGCGACGTAAAGCGTCTGGGTACGGAGTACAATCAATTCATCCATGAGACGGCTATGATGATTATTCGTCATGCCGCCCCAAAGGAAATCAATGAAGACTGCCAAGGTTCAGGAGATTGCACTCGGGCCGTCAAGCTCGTTCGTGCTATGCCTGCATCTATGCGTCGCACCACGTTGATTGCTTGGTTCGCCAAGTATACTCCTATCCGCATCAAGTTGTCTGACAACGGCGACAAATGCGAATTCGATCCGAAGTACAAGAAGCTGGCGAAAGCCGATAAGCTCGAATTCTGGGACGTTATCGGGGCCGCAGAAGAGCCTTTCTATGACGTTGCAGAAGCGACGCCAGAGGAAAAGACTTACGACTTCCTCGCTCTGATGAAGATGGTCGAACGACTGTCCAAGCAGATCGAAAAGAAGATCGAAGACGGCGCAGTTCCTGAGGCTGATGTCGAGTCGGCCAAGGCCATTGCTCGTGCCGTTTCTGGCTTGAAGGTCGAGCGCGTCGTCGTTCGCCCCCCATTGGGAAGCAAGGTTGAGATACCCTCGAACGACACGGAAGTCGGCGCAGCACCCGTCAAGGAGCTTGAGGCCGCCTAACAAGTTGGTTGATAGGCCGACCATATCCTGAGCATGATATAAAACTGCTCAAACTATCTGATGATGGCGCAAGGGTGGCTACCAAGCGGACCCGTCTGCCTAGTCACATACTCCTGAGCAAGAGTTAAAACTGCTCACCCTCTAACGGAGTCCGTTATGAGACATGTCCACAAACCATGCTTGCGTGGTGCCCACACAGTCTTGTGCCTAGGGTTGAACCTAGTGATACCTAAGATACCTAGACGTTACAAGATGCTCATACTCTCACTTGTCATCTTAAATGAGCTTAGGGGAGTGTACTTTGTCTATGAACTGGTAAAGAACGGGGTATTCACTTACACCTAAGGTTTAAACCTAAGGTATATCTTAAATCCCTTCTTTGTCGATCCTTTCCTTTACCCCCTTACCCCCTAATGGTTTCCCTTACCCTATACCAGTATTATATCAAGCTTTGACACGTTTGTCAAGCTTTATCTCCTCCTGCGATGTGTTGAGGAGTGGGTGGTTAGCAATCCCCGTCGCCCTGCCCACTCTTCTACTCACTGCTAGGAGGCTGAAATGTCACGAACATTCATGGTCCATTCGTCTCAAACGGAAGCTTGGGATGAGATCAAGGCTCTCGACAAGGAGTACGAAGTCAGCGAAGCCCAACACCGCACACGGCTAGAGCGTGACTATCAGCGGTCTTTCGTCTGGCTGTTCGTTGGGGCCGCTCTCTGCTACTCTGCCCCATTCCTGATGTAACAGCCGGAGTCCGAACTTCTGGGGAAAATTGAGGAGCTATCGCCATGACTGAGAAATTTCGTGTCGCCGTCTCCCCGGAACTAGGCTCCGAGGTCCTGTTCGCGTTCGGAGGCAAGAACGAGTTCATTTCTTTATCCCTTCTCATCCGTTGGCTGGGGTCGGAAAAGAAGCAAACTAACTTCGCCAAACGTCCACCTATGCCCGACAAGGTGAAGCCCGGCTTCCGTTACGCCGATCCGAAAGGAGTTTAACTGTGCCGTCCCTACGTGAAGCTCTGGCAAAGGCGCACCCCACCCTTTCCGACCGTGAGTTGAAAACGATTATGGGTTCAGCCCACGCTTGGATTAAAACCCATCCTACTGAGTCTGTAGAGACTTGGTGGCACACTTGGTTTCAACCTCGATAAGGAGCATAAGATGAAGAAACTTGTAGCAGTTCAAGACGTCGATAATGAGGGCTTCATGGCCCTTATCGGCAAGCGTATCACCTGCTTTTGCATGAACTATATTTACACCGGCGACCTCACCGGAGTCAACGAGACGTGCATCCTTCTCGATAACCCGTCTATCGTGTACGAGACTGGCTCGTTTGATACGAACACCTGGAAAGACGCTCAGAAGCTGCCGAACAGTCTGTACCTTCAGACGGCAGCCATCGAGGCTTTCGGCGAAGTCAAGTGACGCGCGGCCGTAAACAGAAATGGTCTGGGTCTGGGTCTTGGTCTGGGTCTGGGCCTAGGTCTAGGTCTTGGTCTGGGTCTAGGTCTAGGTCTGGGTCTTGGTCTGGGTCTGGGTCTAGGTCTAGGTCTTGGTCTGGGTCTGGGTCTTGGTCTTGGTCTTGGTCTGGGTCTAGGTCTAGGTCTTGGTCTGGGTCTAGGTCTAGGTCTTGTTAGAATAGAATAAGGAGCGTACAAATGAACATTGTCACTGGTTCTGGTCGTCACCGTAAGGTCTTCGAATTACCTTGCGCCACCATTGTCAAGCGTTCACCTGAGGGTGAGCAGAAAGAGGCCGCTTCAGTTGTGTGCTCGCTTTTGGGGATCAAAAACAATGCCCGAAAACCCGTACAAGCATCTGCCTGAGCTAAGCGGGAAGGAGGCGCTCCTTTATCTCGCCCTCATAATCCTCATAGGGTTTAGCTTGACGGGCGGTAAACTACCTCCTGTATCGCCCATCCTTGTCATAAGTTGTGGAGACGAGAGACAATGACAATTCCTCTTTCTTCCCGTATCGGATTAGTCTTAGCGTTCGTGTACGTCGCCAGCATTCTGGTGATCGCTAACACCGTCGCCTGAGACTTACGCCTAGCCGCCGTAAGCTAGGATTACGGCTGAGGGTTGGTGCACACCAAGAGTAGAAAGCACCGCCGAGGGAGGGTAACAAGCAGGACCAGATGGACGATTTTGTAGGTCTGAACTCTGGGAGGATCGCTAAACACCCTCCCTCACTTTTCTCCATCGAACTTTAAAAAGTTCTTGACACTCACTAACTCTTTGAAAAGGTTCTTGAAATGACGACTCTGTGCCAGCGTGATACCTTCCTTCGTGAGCGTCACCGCCTCATCAAGAAAGGGTTCATCCGCCCTGCTTACGCCATGCAGCCTCAGTTGATGGTGAAGGACGAGGGTGGCAACTGGGTGCCTGAAATCAAGGTTATTTCGGAGACTGTGCAATGACGATGTTTTTTCTCAGCCTAGGATGGATGTTTCTAGCCATCTTGTACATCTTAGCCGCGTTCGGTACCGGTCATATTATACAAGGCTGGATCTTCGATAATGGTTGGTGGGGTCCTGTGGCAATCCCGTGGCTATGGACGTCCTTCTGGCTTATTGCCGTACCCGCCGCCACCATCTCTTTAACCCTCGAAGGAGCTCCTAAATGACCAAGAAAGTTCGCCCCGTTCCAGTAGGTTTGGTTCTTCCTACGCCGAAGACGAAGCCGGAACCAATCGACAACACTTCCCTTGTCAACGATTTCCGGGCTTCCGGCGGTCAAATCCTCCACGTCCCACCTCGGCAAGGACGTCGTGGGGTTACAGCCGCCTTCCGTATCCTAAACAGTCGGATCGAACTGGCTACGGCCGTTCAACACCGTGCCGATACGTTCACGAAGAAGATCGGAACAAGGACGGCTATCGCTCATTTCCACGCCGGACACACGATTTTCCTTCCTATCTCTCGTCAAACGAAGAAGGATGTCATCTCCGACTTGTCGGGTTTCTTAAACTATTACCTGTAATAGGAGACAGTTTTGCACAAGGTTCACGTCTACGGGACACTTCGTCCCGGAAACTCCCCCGTCGTTGATGTACCCGGAGAAATCCGTGATCTAGGCTGGTTTCCCGGCGCTGTCGTCAAAGCTCCCGACTTCGGGAAGACGTTCAAAGCAGAGATCATTGAAGTCGATGACGAGGGCTTAAAAAGGCTTGACAGGTATGAGGGCTACAGCGTCACCGATCCAGCCCACTCCCTCTACGTCCGCGTTCCGTACCTTGATGGTTGGATTTACGTGTACAACAGGGATATGTCGAACAAGCCAAAGATTGAGGGCGGTGACTGGCTGGGGTACACCAACTCTGAACGCGGCGTTGCTGCTGTTTAACCTGACGGTTAAGTCAGATAGAAACTGAGAGGTTATCATGGACGTAGTAGTACACGGCGGCAAGTGCTGCGGTATCAAGACAATTCGGAGTTTTCCGGGACAGCCAGACCACAAAGTCCCCGCAAGGGTGGCGAAAGACAACGACAAGCCCGATCTTCTCGGTGCTTCCCAGAACATGGGTAAGCCTTTCCACGCCCCAGCTCTTCCAATTGAGACAGGCAAAGAGCGTTTGGACAGGCTTATTGAGTACGTCCGGGAGAAACGTCCTTCACACATGGTTGAGGCTGTCCTGAACCAATGGCAACTTCCTTACTGGAGTGAACTACTCCGGGAACGAGGATTCCGGATGGTTACGACGTATACGAACAGCAACACCCAGTTAAAGATTTACGTCTTCCACCTCGTGTTTCACCAAGGCAAGCTCGTGAAGTCTGAGGACGTCGACAAGACGGTGGAGGAGTGGAACGACACCCAACCCTCTGTTACTGTACAAGGAGTACCAGCGTGAGCAGCATGTTACGCCGTATTCAAAAGAACATCGCGAAAGGTCAAGGGTACCGTCGCGATAAGATAACCGGAATGATCGTTGACAGCAACGGTGACTCCGTTGGTCCTCACTGGCCGAAGGTGTCGGCACCTACAAGACCTACTCCGTAAACACACCGGGGTAGAGAGACTGTCTAGCTGTTTTATACACCTCGTGAGCCTCTTCAGGGGTTTTGAATGTGCCTAGGTGGTGGTATCTTCCGTCTTTTATAATTCGGGCCTCGAAATTGCCACCCCTAGCAATCTTTACTCCTTTGTAGCCGTGCTTAGCTCTGATTTTAGTAGAATTAACACTGTTATGACTGCTTGTTATCGGCCGTAGGTTGTCGATCTTGTTATTGCTGGGGTTCCTATCTTTGTGATCCACTTTCTTAGGTAAGTATCCGTGATGGTATAGAAATATGAGTCTGTGGACTTGGTAGGTTCTTTCGTCTATCATCAACTCCCAATACCCAGATTTCTTTTGCCAGCCCGCTTGATCGCCTATCTTAACTCTATAAGCTTTGGCGACTTTCCAGAAAAGTTTACCGTCTTCATAGTTAAACAGTTCATGTAATCGTTTTTGAGTTATCATAAACCCCTACCTTTCAACCTATTATACCATGAATGGGGTAGAATGTCAAGAAGAAAAGGAGATGTCCGTTGGAATTTTCAAGATTTGGTGGTAATATCCCTACGGCTTATTGGGGTTGCTGCGCTTGTTGCATCGTTCAGAATTTCAAGGTTTCGCCATCAGACAAGGCGTCAATCCAGCTTGTCGGTGGTGACTCGTCGTCACCTATCATGTCCGGCAGGGAAAGCCTTTTCGCCGGTCCGACGTGGGAGGACATCTTCTGGCAGCAAATCAGGACGGGTACGTTTGACACGAGGGACATGCCGAACCACGCGTTCATCGCCATTCTTACGCAGTGGCAGCTTGCTAACAGCCCCGGTAAGGACTGGCTCGCCATCCTCAAGAAAGCCGGGTTTGAGTTCGTCAGGACGGTTAGTAACTCGGTGTATGCCGGTCAAGGTGTTGGTGGTGATCCTACAGATCATTCGCCTAATTACATCTTCATGCTCGTCCGGAACATCGGTAACGGCGCCATCAAGGATCAGTTCACTCCGCCGAAAGAGTGGACAGACCTGCCCCAAGTCGTACCCGAGGCGTGGACGTTCTTGGACGAGAACAAACCACTCGAGAAACTGACGTCGGAAGTCCGAGAGGCCCAACGGAAGGTGTGGGACTCCATTCCACCGGCTAAGTTCATGACTGAGAGTCAGGTTGAGGAGGCTGGTGCCCCTGTTCGGTACGCCGGTGTCCGTGGCGGACGTCTTCCGACGCTCAAAGCGAACCTTCCTGCCACTAAGGCTGCCCCTGATCCGTTCCTTAAAACGGCTTGATGGTTACGCTGCGTTCATTACTGTAGGTCCGCTAAGAAAGGGAGGTTCGAGTCCCCCCGCCTCTGGACCGTGCTGTCGGTAACCAACTGTGAGAGTCTGGCAACGCCGATTGAAATAGATCGTAAGTCGTCCGGCCCACAACGTACGCAAAGAAACATTAACCGGTAATGCCTCCCGTCGTGAAAAGCGGTTCGGCCAGCGTCGCAACGACAAGGCTTGTATGTGTACGTCAGAGGTGATGTAATGTCTCGCAGCCGGTGGGGCTTCTTCTCCGGAGGTGGCCCCACCAACTATTCTCTCATCCGAGGAGATTTCAATGTGATCCCTGACAGGATACGTAGACGCCTTCAATGGGCGTTGAACATGTACGAATGGGGCTTCAAGTCTGATGCCTTGCAGATGCTGGAGAACGTAGCCCGGCACGTAACGAAGGAAGGAAACGAGGTGGATATAGATGGTGTCGAAACGATGCAAACGGGAGAGGAGGAAAGCGATGGCCGCAAAGGCTTCGGCTTCGGGTTCCGTGCTTAAATCCCGTAAAGTTCAGCTTATGCCGGGAGGTACGGTTGAGTACCCCGATCTTTGGTTGAAGGTGTACGTAGAAGGTCCCGAGCACGAGACTCGTCCGTTCGCAGAGATGTTCGTCCGTTCTTGGTGCTCTAAAGCTGACACCCCTGATCAGGCGGACTTAGTGGTGTTCGCCGGAGGAGAGGACGTTAATCCAATCTTCTATGACGAAGAGGCCCACCCTCAGACCAGCTTCAATACGAAGCGTGATGAGAGGGACATGATCCTGTACGCCGATTGTCTCGACAAAGGTATTCCGATGCTCGGGATTTGTCGCGGTGCCCAGTTCCTTCACGTCATGAATGGCGGTAAGCTGTACCAACACGTCGATAAACACGTCGGGGAACATCCGATGTGGGACGTCAGGAACAAGATGATTATCGAGAAGGTTTCGTCGGTACATCATCAGATGTGTATGCGTAACGTCGCGAATGGTATGCAAGTTCTCGGTGAAAGTTCTGTCGCCACTGAACGGTGGAAGAACAAGACGGATAAAGTCCGTGGCTCTATGGCTGATGTCGAAGCGTTCTTTTACCGTGATACGTGCTGTCTAGGTATTCAAGGGCATCCTGAGTATCGTGGGTACGATCAGTTCCTACGCTGGACGTTCCAGCAGATTAACGATCTCATCGTGTGCAACCCTGACATCGTTTTGGAAGAAATTCCTGATCTCGGTAGGATGTACAGGATGAAGAAAGACCTCATTGAACAACGTGCTCAGAAATGGGCTGAAAAAGCGAAGGAATTGAACTGATGTGTGGCCTCGTGGGAGTTGCTGGGAAGCTAGAGTACAAGGACGAGGCGATGATGAAGCGTCTCCTTGTTTTCGATTACTTCCGAGGACCAGACTCAACAGGGTTGGCGGCTATCCGTAACAACGGTGACGTCAAGATGGCAAAGGCCGCTGTAAACCCTCTCGATCTGTTTGACATGCAAAAGTTCAAGGACGCCAACTCTGGCCACCCCTCGATTGCTTTCATCGGACACAACCGACTAGCTACGAAGGGTGGTGTCAATAACGTCAACGCCCATCCTTTTCAGTTCGGCCATATCGTAGGGGCACACAACGGTACCCTCGACCACTCGTCGTGGAAGGCGTTGGAAGAGGCTATCGAAGAGAAGCACGAGGTTGACAGCATGGCGGTCATTCACGCCATTGCTAAGCTGGGTATCGAAGAGACTGTTAAGCTCCTACAAGGGGCTTGGGCGTTGACGTGGTACGACCTCGAAGCCAAGACGATTAACTTCCTTCGTAACAAAGAACGTCCTCTGTGGATGGCTTACACGAAGAAGTTCGACCATCTCTTCTGGGCGTCGGAATACACCACCATCGACTCCGCACTCAGGACAGCCAGCGGCGCTCAGTCTTACGACATGTACCAAGAGGAGGGAACAGGGCACCAGTATTGGGCAACCATGCCTGACTGGTGGTACAGGTGGGATATCGAGAAGCTGCGTACTGGTACGGACGAGTTCCCTAAACCACGGGTCAAAGAGCTGAAAGGAAAGGAGCCTGCCCCGGCGTCGTCATACACGTGTGGGGCCTCAAATTTTCCCAACAGGAATTACAATTCGACCCCGACGAACCACTCCGGCAGTGGCTCAACTCACTCCCACGGAACTGGAACGGGGGCCTCTAACGACAAGCCGAAGCGGGATTGTATCAACGTCGAAGGTACGGAAGACAAACCGTTCGGTGGGTATCTCTCCGAAGATCAGTTTAACGTTATCGCTAGGCACGGTTGTTCATGGTGTTCGGCTTCGGTCGAGTTTACAGAACCGGGAGTAACGGTGTTCGAGTCACAAGGTCAAGTCTTGTGCCCATCCTGCTCGTCGGCTGACGGGACTACAAGGATGTACGTCCCTGATTTTAGTAAGATTGCAGGGTGAGATATGCCAATACAGTATACAACCTTTGACCACAGTACTGATTTTTCCACTATGTCGGGTACTGAACTACTCAATCACTTGACTCAGCTGCACCAATCTAAACAGCCTATTAAGGAGGAAGAAATGGAACCGATTACCCCTATGGAGGGGTTCACCTTCGGGTGCGATCCGGAGTTGTTCATCTTTAACGAGAACGGAGAACCAGTGGGTGCCGAGGGCATCATCCCCGGTAACAAGTGGGAACCCTTCGCTGTCAACAAAGGCGCTGTCCAAGTAGACGGCATGGCGGCTGAGTTCAACATCGACCCTGCTTCGACGTTCGAGGAGTTCGACACCAATATCGTTACTGTGTTGAAAGAGTTGAAGAAGTTCCTTCCTAAAGGGCACACGTTGAAGGCCGTCCCTGCTGTCACGTTCTCGGAAGAGGAGTGGTCGAAGGCGTCTGAAGATTCGAAAGAGTTGGGCTGCATGCCTGACTTTAACGCATGGGAAGGCAACCTCAACCCGCCTCCTGACACGTCCGCAAACCCTCGGACCCGGTGTGCTGGCGGGCACCTTCACGTAGGTTGGACCAAGGACGCTGACCTCTCTGACATCTCCCACGTCCTCAACGGACGTGACCTCGTAAAGCAACTTGATTACTATCTCGGGGCTTGGTCGTTGCAGAAAGACGGTGATCCGACTCGGCGGTCGCTGTATGGTAAAGCCGGGGCGTGTCGGTTCAAGCCTTACGGTGTAGAATATCGTGTCTTGTCTAACTTCTGGGTGACAACAAAAACCCAACGACTGGCTGTGTGGAACAGGATGCAAACCGCTATCCATGACATGCGGAGGAGTTTCTTACCGGAGGCCAAACCTATAAATTCTAAAAGGAGCTACGATTTCAGCGGCCTCCTTGTTAGCTCTATCAACAACTCTGTACGTGATCCTGACCTAGAGAAGGTTTTCAGGTTCCCTATCTCAACGATTGATGCAAGTTACCGGAGGTTTTAATGGCTGAGTAGATACTAGAACGAATCCATCCAGTCTGCTATACGCCTGTGGTCATCAGCTCGACTGCGTCGCACTTGTTCGCGGCGACGTTCTTTACGTTCTTCATCGGTCATGTAATATCTCCTTACCCTACACTATTATTATACCACATCTAATATAAAATGTCAAGAGGTATTCTATGGAACACACTAACTTCTTTGAGACGTTGAAAGAGGCTGAGATGCGTCTCAAAGGTACGATCATCCTGTACGACGGTGACCCTTATTACGTCATTGCTGTTACCGATCACAAGCAGGACGGAGTCTTTCGGCTGTATCTCGACCCCGTGTCGTCAGAGAACATGACGGTTCAGAACTTCACCCTGCCTGGGTCTGAAATGGCAGGAGGGGGCGTATCTTACGGTCAGTTACTTGATAACTTCATGGACGCGAACAAGAACGCACCGATGATCCGGAAGAAGATGAACTCTCCGTTGTTCAACAAGTTTCGTCCGTTCCCTCTCGGCATGTGTAACCTAGGTAAGCACGTCTACTTCCTTGAACGTCGGCCTGCCCGTAAGACTGAACAAGGTTTAATAACTCAAATGCTCGACATCGAGGACATCAAGGTTATGGCGGACTCGGGGAAAGGGAAGGTTCCTCACCATTGCTTCTCTATGTTTAACAACGACTTCAGGGCGTGCGTTAAAGGCGAGTACCCTACGGCAGCAAGCTGTCTAGCTGCCTTGAAGAACCCCAAGGTCCGTAACAATGCCGCTGCTTTCCACCGTGAGTTCGCCTTCGTTCGTGGTCCTCTCGATACTCTGTACTTGGCTTACCGGGATCAGGTAGTCGGGTTGCTCCCGTCCGATGACTTCTCGTCTGTGAGACTTGGAAAGAAGTATGCGTACACTCGTGAGGTGGTTCAAGGGCTCAATCTTTTCCAAACAATCGAAGCTTAGAAGTAAGGAGTTTAGTGTGGTTCAGCACCAGTTCAGCGTTGAAGAAGACTTGCCTAGGATCTATCCCCCTATCGGCATTCTCCTGAAAAGGAAGGCCACGAAAGGGACTATTGGCCTTGAGATTGAGTGCGAGGGCAACAGTTTTAAGAAAGAAGGTTTGCCCGCCCCGTGGACGTTCCATGTGGACCACTCCTTGCGGGGTCAGGATAACGCCGAGTACGTCCTAGCAAAGCCTATAGAGATTGACAGAGTTCCCGAGGCCCTCGACAAACTGTGGGGGATGTTCGAACAACACGGTACTGTACTCGCTGACAGTAACAGGACCAGCACCCACGTCCACCTGAACGTACAAGACTGGTACTTGAACCGATTGACGTCGTTCCTTACGATGTACTTCTGCGTCGAGGAACTACTGACGGCGTGGTGTGGTGAACACAGGATCGGAAATCTTTTCTGTCTTCGTGCCAAGGACGCCCCGGCTATTGTCTCTCACCTCCGGCACTTCATCCGAACCGACGGTCGGTACCAGATACCAGAAAGTTTTCACTACGCTGGTTTGAACGCTCAGGCGTTGTTCAAGTTCGGGTCGCTCGAAATCAGAACGCTTCGTGGTCCAACCGACAAGCAAGTCATCCTTGACTGGGTGTCTATGCTTGAGCGTCTGTACACCTTGTCAGCTGAGTACGACGATCCACGTGACATTTGCGGGCTGTTCTCCTCAGGCGGTCCTATGAACTTCCTTAGTGCCCTCCTAGGGCCTCAGGAGGCCGTACTGAGGGGTGGTATTAGCTACACTGACGAAATGATCCGTGACGCGATGTACTATGGTATCCGACTTGTGCAAGACTTGGTGTACTGCCGTGACTGGGTGGCGTACAAACCTACGGCAATTAAGGCTGATCCGTTTGGACGTGATCCAATGAAAGCGTTGAACACTTTGTCAAATATGGCCACCTTGAACCAACTTCAAAATGCGCAGGCTCTTGCTGCGTACGCCGGCCAAGAGGTTACTTGGGCAACGCAGCCGGGCTGGAACCCGCCTGAGCCGGTCTTCGAGACGGACGAGGAAGACGAGGACTTCGAGCCTGACTTTGATGAAGACGAGGAGGATATACCACAATGAGATATCGCATCTTACCGTACCGGCAAGGAAGCGTCAGTGCCCGTGCTCTGGCCCACCTTCTAGGAGGGCTCGTCCTCAAGCTGGAGGGATCGAAGTACCGGCCTAAGGCCGACGACTTGATTATCAACTGGGGAAACACAGTGAAGACGTTTGACTTCCACTGTCTCAACCCAGTTGATAAGATTAAGACGGCTTCGAATAAGCTGAAGTTTTTTAACACCATGAAAGGAGCCGGGCATGAAACGCTTTGTCCTCGATATTTTGATAACAGTAGCGATATTCCTGATGACGTTTATCCTGTTCTGTGTAGGACTAGTCTTTCTGGTCACAGCGGGGAGGGTATTGTAATAGCGAACACCCCGGAGGAGCTTGTTCCGGCCCCTCTGTACGTCGCTTACGTCAAGAAGCAAGACGAGTACCGCATACACGTCGGTAAGTACACGAACGACGACGGGACCCCTAGCCCTGTTGTTATCAGTCAGCAGCGAAAGGCTCGTCGTCTTGCTGTACCTGACGACCAAGTCAACTGGCAAATACGTAATCACGCCAACGGTTTCGTGTACACACGAGGTAACATCAGCCCTCCTCCCGCTGTTGTTGAGGCGGCTATCACAGGGTTCATGACCACAGGGCTGGACTTCGGTGCAGTCGATGTCATCTGGAACGAGCAGCAAGCCAGGGCTTACGTCCTTGAAATCAACACCGCTCCGGGTCTAGAGGGGCAAACGATAGCCGACTATGCTGCATTCTTTGTAGGAGATTTGTAGTGTGCAATAAAATAGAGACTCGCACGTCGTGTAACCACTGCGGGTATCCTTCATCCGAGGCAGCTATCCTAGGCGACGAAGACTTACTGTGTTCTGCCCATGAGAACTACGTACCGCCGTCAGGAAGAGTGCTTTGTCCCGGATCTCCGGGAGACGGGAGATGGTCACACTTCCAGGTCTCGGATTGCCAGTGTGACGGCTGCCAGTGGTACGGCTAAA